TTAGGGATAGCGGATGGGCGCGATAAAGCCGAGTTCGAGCAGCTGCCTGGAACCCGAGAATCGCGTCGAGCATGCATCGGAAAAGTCGAATTCACCCGTCTCCTGAAGACCCTCCAGCATCTTGCGGTAGACGGCCGCAGCGTCGAAGTACTGCCCGTCGGCGACTGCCTGCTCGATCTTCTCTTTGTAGTCGGAGAAGAACTTGAAATGCAGCAGCACGCCGGAGACGGCGGGGAAATTCCTTTCGCAGGGCAAGGGCTGGTGAATGCTGACGCCCAGGCTGCATTCCTTGTCCCAGAAGATGACAGGATATTTGATGAGTTCGAGCAGATGGGCGAATTTGCGCTTGCGCGGGCCGCCCGTGATGCTGATCGCCCGCTTCGTATAGCTGATCTCGTATCCGGAGCCGTCGAAATGATCGGCGATTTCCCACGGCATGCGGCCGTCGTCGCTGTCGAGCGTGGCAGCCCCGAGCCGTCCGGTCGGATACATGTCGAGCATGGGGGCTGCGAGGCGCTTTTCCCCTCTGCTCTCCAATGCCTGCAGAAGCGCACCGAGCGGCCGGTTCTCGCAGTCCTCGTAAATCAGGAACTCGTCGGAATCGACATTGAGATACCACCGGTCCCAGCCATAGCGCTCGAAGAGAGCCTCGCGCCATTCACGCCCCCTGCGGGCATCGCGATACCGCACCGGCGAACTCCAAAGGTCCACATCGGCCTGCGCAAGCAGATAGTCCCGCGTCCCGTCCGACGATACGTCGTCGACGCAGATGAAGCGGGTAACGCCGAGCCCTCTGTAGTGCGCCAGAAACGACGGCATCAACTTGCGATCGTTATGCGTATTGAACACGACGGGAATGTCGCCTTTGCCGAGAGGCCTCTGGCCGCCCTCGGTCAGGCATGACATTTCGATCGGTCGCCTCCGCTTGCGAACACGCGCCGTGAGCTTGTAGGTCTCGTACCGGGTAAGCACGCGATCGAATATCCCTCTCCGATCCCGCTCATTCTCAGCTTGGCGAGAAGGATAGTGAAGATCTTTCAAGGTTCGCTCCGATCGGCCGCTGCAGGAGGATGCGTTTATCGGCATCGCCACGGGAATTCAACTCCGCCGCAACTCGAGGCGCTTGCCGCCGCAAGACTTCGGGCCAATGCGCTAGAACGCAAACGGATACCGCGGTCGCAGGCTCCGGGTCCCCAACTTGACGAAGTTCTTGAGTTTTCCCGGAATATGTTCGCGCCGGTCATAGGCCTCCAGGAGGTTCGCAGATCTGCGATCCTCGTGGAAGCGGGCGATCCACTCTTCCGTCAGATCGTCGCGCTGGACTGCCATTGATGTCTGCAGCTGCGCCGGTAGCGGCACCTGCAAGTGCTCCGCCAAGTGGCTGACGAATGGAATCGGATCGGCGGCGAGCTCCTCGTAGACGAATTCGGCAAATTCAACGCCGGTGAGTTCCAGATAGCTTTGCCAAAAGGCATAGCTGTCGCGAATGTAGAAAAAGCATCGGGCGATCTGCTCGAAGTCGTATTGGGGATTGGCCCTTCCCTCGACGTGAGCGGCAAAACTACGTGTTTGCCTCGCCCGCGCATAGGATATCGCCTGCCTCAGCGTATCCCTGCGCCGCAGGAATACGAGCGCAACGTCATGCATGGCGAGGCAATGCTGAATGAAATCCCTTCCATAGACCTCATGCGTCACGAAAAGCTGGTTCGGGAATATCTTCGAGCCGAAGACGCCGTTCGGCGTAGAGCACTTCCTGAGGAGTTCCTGAAAGAATGCGTCCCATGACAAGGCGCCGGTATCCAGCCGATGGATCTTGGGCGAGAGCCACTCGCTCGAGCGCCCCATATTACCGGCGCCATTGACGAGCGAACCCAGCCAGTTCGACCCGCTTCTCGCCTCCGTCAGGAGCAGATAACCTCGCATGAACTCTCCGTCCGAACTCGCTTCGAAGTCCCAGCCAGGCGGTCGTTAGAGATGAATATTGGCTTTTTTAGCACAAGCTGATGATCCGACGGTTCGAGACCATCCGAGAAAGCCGCCTTAGATTGGCTTGACAAATTCATTGGACGAATACACATGCGTGTGTATTGTCGTATCAGATGAAGAGCGGCGACATTATTGCAGCATTGCAGAAGGACGGATGGTACGAGGTTGCGACCAAGGGCAGCCACGTTCAATTCAAACATCCGAAAAAGCACGGCCGGGTTACCGTTCCTCACCCGAAGAGGGATCTACCAATCGGTACCCTCAGGAGCATTGAAAAGCAGTCCGGTTTGAAATTGAGGTAAGGCCATGCGCAACTATATCGGATTGATCCACAAGGACGCCGAGAGCGATTACGGCGTTTCCTTTCCTGATTTTTCCGGCGTCGTGACCGCCGGTGCCGACCTCGACGACGCGCGCGCTATGGCAGAGGAAGCCTTGGCCTTGCATATTGAAGGGCTGGTAGAGGACGGCGAGGCCATCCCGGAGCCCTCCTCCCTTGAGGTTGTCATGTCCGACGCCGAGAACAGGGATTGCGTCGCTATTCTCGTCGCGGTGAAAACCGAGGCAAAAAGAGCCATTCGAGTGAACGTTACGCTTCCCGAAGGTGTCCTGAAGCAGATAGATGCCTTCGCCGAAGCCCACGGCCTTACGCGGTCTGGATTTCTTGCTCGTGCTGCAACGCACGAGATCGAACGGGCAAATGACGGCCACGACGCCTATGCGGAATCCCGCTTGTCGGCTTTGGGCACTTCCAGCAAAAATGTGTAACGCTTTTCCATGCGGAAGCGCGTACTTTCAAAAGCTTGGAACGAGTGTCCATGCCTTAAGCAAGGCATTGGTATCCGGCAAGCAATGAACGGATCTTTGAGAAGAAGAGAAGAATGGTGGGTGATCACGGGCTCGAACCGTGGACCCGCTGATTAAGAGTAATCTATTTGTCTCTGAACAGCCTACAAATCAAGTAAAGCGGTTTCCAATGCCGTGCGATAACTACACCTGAAAACGCGGAACGTTTCGTGAATTGGAAACCGCAAGTTAGGTGTTCTTGGACTGATCTACAATAGGAATTTTGAACACTGCCGCCTCGCGGCCTGATTCATTCCTGCGGATGTTGGGTATGTCTAGAAAGTAGAGCCCGCTCCTGAGCGGGCTCTCTTCTAAAATAATGTTTTAATGAACGACTTTAATATAATACCCTAAAAAGGTACTGGTACGCCGCGAGCATCGCTGAGTCCAATCACGTAAAATATCGCAGCAATCAAACCGGGACACGAAATCCCAGAATATCGGTCTGGATACCTGTGGGCGGTCACCACATTGGTCGTGCTTTATCTGCTAACGACCTCGGTCGGTACTATTTAAAATTGCAACTTGCGACAGTAAATCGGCGCCGGCCATTAAAACGTAGGGTAGTTTTTGATCCGCTAGCCTGATAGCTACATGACGTTCGTGAGCGTGACTGAAAGGAATGTCAGGCTGAGCGAACTACCGATGCAGCAGACGACCACGCCGCACCCTTCTGGACGACCTGACGCCGGCTCGGCAGAGCGGGTTCGCCTACCCAATCCAACAACGCGCAACAGTGGAGATCGTCATGACCGAAAACACTAAGACTCCTCCAGCTAAGAAGACAATTGAAGACCCTCCGGAATACGGCGCTGCCGCCGGCGAAAGCATTTCCTGGACTGGTAGGGGAAAGCCTCCCGAGCAGCTTAGTGGGGAAACCGAAGCCGGTTATCAACAAAACGGGCAGCAAGCCGTAGCGCCCACCGGAGCCGGTGATCAGGCGAAGAAGACGGCAGGTACAAAGGATTGGTTGGGCGGGCCGCAAAACGGAGCCGAAGCCCCTCCCTCCAAGGAGAGCGGTGATTGGTTGGGTGGTCCGCAAAACGGAGCCGAAACGCCTGCTTCCAACGATGATCGTGGCCGTGTCCCCGCAGCCGACGTAAAGAAAGCTCCAAAGGGTTCTCTTTCGGGCGGGGTGGATGAGCAGGAAGGCGGCGGTCCAGACGTCAGTGCAAGAAACCCCCAAACGGGCGAGTAGCAGCCGACAATGCTGCGACTTCGCCGCCCTACGCCAGCATGAGTGCGAGCGCGGTACTGATCGAGTATTCCCACGGTAACTGGGAGTGAAGCGGACACGGCACGATTTCGTGCGGAGTTACGCCTATTCCTCGATACCTTTGGAGAGCTGGAACACTGCCGCCTCGTCCTCTCTCGACCTTATCCCTTTGAACGACGCATGCCGCAGCTTTCCATCGTCGGTCCAGGCGCGATACTCGACCTCGGCGACGAGAACCGGATCAACGAACACGGCGGCTTTCCTCCTCAGGGCTACGGCCGGCGATTTCGTCGCCATTTCCTCGAGCAGATTGCGCAGCTCGCGCGACAGTTCGTTTGACCACCCCGTCCCGCAGCCGCCGACATAGACGAGCTCTCCCGCCTCCCGCGCGGCAAGCAGAAGCCGGCCGAGATGACCGGGAACGGTCGACGGCTCGAAACCGACGATCACGAAGCTATCCCGCCGCTTGCAGGTGATCTTCTGCCACCACTCGCCGCGGCCTGACCGATACGGCTTCTCGACATGCTTGGCGATGATGCCTTCGAGGCCGTGCTCGCAGGCAACGCGGAAGAACTCGTCGCCATCGGCCTGAGCCTCTTCCGATAGCCGGATGGCACCGGCACGGCCGGCGACTATCGGTGCGAGCAGCCACCGGCGTTCGCGAAGCGGCAGTCGGCGCAGGTCCCAACCATCAACATAGAGAAGGTCGAAAGCAAAGAAGATGATTTCGCGTGGATCATGCAAGCTAGGTCGCTTACCGAGCGCGCGCTGAAGCATGCCGAAATCCGACCGCCCCTCGTCGTCAAGCACCACTGCCTCACCGTCGAGGATCAAGGTTTCGTAACCGAGCTGACGCGCCTCGGCCGCGATAGAGGGAAACCGGGACGTCCAGTCGTACCCACCGCGTGTGATTACCCGTACCCTGTCCGGCTCGACGTGAACGGCAAGCCGATATCCATCCCATTTGACCTCGAAGGCCCAATCCGGCCCTTTTGGCGGCTTGTCGACTAGCATCGCCAGACATGGATCAACCCGCTCCGGCATCGGGTCCGGCGATGAGGTGCCACGCGGTGTTTTCGACGATGCTCTGGCCATTAGCCCATTAACGCACAGGCCCGCGAAAAGCCGAATTGACTCTTTCGGCCGAGAGAACATAGTAAGAACAAACGCAATAGACGGGTATCAAAATGAGCGACGAAGCCGGATCGAGTGCCCGCAAGGACACGATGATGTACGAGCACTGGTGCGAGCATGCTGGCTGCAAGAAGTGGGGCAGCCTCGGCTTTGCCCTCGGGAAAGAGGAGCCGCGGTGGTTTTGCGCGGAGCATCAGCCCGAATGGTTGAAGCATGCCTAGAGGCGGAGCATGGTGGCTCTCGGAGCTGCTGGCCTGGACGAAGATCCGAATCAAATGCGAGTGTGGGGTAAAGAGGCAATACCACGCTCAGCAGCTCTCCGATCGGGTCGGCGACCGGAGCATGCCGGAGTTGCTCTCCGAATTCTCCAAGGCGCTCGGCTGCCCGAAGAGCGGCAATCTATATCGCGACCGCTGCAAGCTCACATATGACATGCCATCGGGAGAGCCGCCTGTCTCTCGAAGGAGCCGGCTGGTGATGCGGCCCCAGCCGGCGCCCCTGAAGAGATTACTTTCGCGAACCTTCCCGAATGGTGCGACGTCCTGTGCAAGTGCCGGAGCTGCGGCCGCATCGATCGACTAAATCGGCGCGCTCTGGCCGCGCGCTTCGGCAAAAGACAAAGCATCCTTCAGTTGGCGCCGAGAATGCGATGTAAGAGGTGCGAGAACCGAGACGGCAACACGATCTTCATAGGAAAGCCCAGGCAATAAGCCATCGTGCAGGCGTTACTTCCGCTGAAGATAGTCCATGACCTTCTTTCGGTCCGGCCCCGCCTCGCGGATCGCCTCTAGCGCTTTTTGCAGAGTCACCTTCGCCTCTTTCATCAAGTAGGCGACCTCGTGTTCCTGTTCGGACACCAGCTCGCTGTCGCGGCCTTTCTTCTTTGGATTGTCTGCCATGTGGTTCCTCCATGATGAACCATGAAGGATAGGACCCGACCGGCCGCTGGCAAGGCGGGAACCTCATGCCCGGTGACGTGTTCACCTGCCGAGGGAGTCTACAAAGAGAATTATGATATGCACTCGCTCGATCTGGCCGGTATCTTAATACTACTTATTGTCATTGCACTGTTCGCCTTTGCATGGGTCGCACTTTGAGACGCAGCCCTTACTTCGCAAGCGCCAGCTGGCTTAGTTTTCTTTGGAACCATCCGCTAGGCCCGCGGTTAGAGGGCACCGCTGACTAAGGCGGGCTGCTGATGAAAGATTAACGTGACGTTCTCCAGAACTGCTAGGCAGCGCCTTTCTAGCTTCGGGGTGCTGCCGTTTTTTTCTAATTTGACTTCTTCATTTAGTTTTCGGGAACCAACCACGGTGAGTTTGGCTGACACAAACAGAGCTGCAGGGGAGGAGGACCGCTGCAGCTCCGATCGCGACGTGGTCATTTATGTAGATGGGCTCATTGCCCTGTTCCATCCAAGGGAACCGCTTCGAACGTCGCTTGCCCATATTTTACTCTCACCGGAAGCGGAATCAAAGGGAAAGCGGGGGCTTTATAGGACTTTAGTCTGGTTCATCAATGACAAACGTCTTAGACGCACCGCCGCGCGAAACTTTTCAACCATGTCGAGAGTTACCACGTCCGAGCGTCGGCCTCGTCGAGCTCCAAGTGAGTGGCGCCTCAGGGCTGCATAGTTCGTCCCTTCTGGGCAGCCCTGAGGCAGCACCGCCACAGCGCATGGGAATTGGTCGATGCAAGACAGAGACGAATACGGCCTACCGGGGCAAAATGCATCCCTCGACGGGACCACTCGATCAGACACACCAAAGATAGCGGTTGCGGAGCGGCGGAAGCTGGTGGGCGTTCACCGCGAACCCGACCCAAGACGCCTGAAGGGGCTGGAATATCTCGGCAGAAGGTTGTTGTCACATCGTTGAAAGTGCCAATTCACCTCAAGCAACCGCTCGCAACGTCATCAGCGCTTCTTCAAGTCGGGAAATGGATCTCGCCCCAACGCCTTGGCAATCTTCCGCCAGTCATGTCCGCCCATCCCGGGTATTCGCAGCAATTCGGCACTCGGCAGGTGTTGCAGATCTCCGACCACCTCATACCCGATCTGGTTTAGCTCGCGGAGAAGCCAAGGCCGGAGTTTCAAGTCTGCAAGTTTCGTGTCCATGCGGGGCATCAGATCAGGGCAACTCGCATCGCGCAACTGACTTGTTGAGAGCGAGAGTCACCGCGAAGCGGGATCAGGAACGATCTAGCACCTCCGATAGCCATTTCACTTGACCGATTGCGTTCTGCAATGCGTGCTCCCTCGTGGCATAAATCCCGTAGCCGTAATGGGATTCAGCGTCCCAATCTTCTGTGAAGCCGTACTCAGGATTCGGAGGCAAATAGACCTCGTGACGCCAAGTGTAGAGGCCGTCATGCCGGGCTGCGATGACGATTCTGCTGAGCCCGTCGGTCGATGTGATAATTTCCGTGCTGGCGTTGCGAGGGGGAGGCATCTTGCTGCTTTCCAAGTTCAATGCAGCCGTTTTCACACGACGGATCGTACCAGGCAAGGGTTACCCTCATCCAGCAAGTGGCGAGCCACTTTTGTTTGTCACCGCCGCAGATGGGCGCCGTCGCGCTGGCTGGCCTCGATCCGCTGCAGGATCTCCCGCATCAAACGGGTACCTCATCGCGCGCCTAGACGGTCGCCAGGCGAAGGAAGCCCTTGGAGACGACTGGCAAGGTTGGTGGCCGGATGACGATCATGGCGGTGGAGACGACAGCCCCCCTCCTCAGCAGCCGCTACCCGAACCGGCCTGAAATTTGCCAATCTCAAAAACGAGCATTGTTCCGGAACATTCCAGCCAACACGGCGTTTGAGAGGCGTTCCTCATTTCAGGAGGTTGTTTTCTCCCTCTGAATTTCGACTGGCGGACAATCGCATGTGTCGGACAACTGCAGCGCTCCTGATCGCATCTGCCGGAGCGCTGTTTTTTTTAGCAGATCAGAAGCTTCGGAAGGGACCGCGGCAAAACCCCAAAGAAGAAAAACTTGGAACTATCGGTGGGCCAAGGAGTTCGTTAGCAGTCGCTGTTTCATGGAGCGGCTACTTCAGCGAGGTCGACTTTATCCCCTTCGCAATTCGCCAAGTCGACCCACCAGGCAGCGCCTCTCGTTCCCCTTCATCGAGGCGCTGCCACTCACCGCCGCAGCTGAGCGCCGTCGCGCTGGCTGGCCTCGATCCGCTGCAGGATCTCGCGCATCACCCGCGTATCGATCGACAGGCTGTTAAGCGTATTCTCGACGGCCTTCATTGACGTCGCCGCTTCGGCCGCCTGCTTCTCCACTGCCGATATTCGTAGTTCGTGCTTGTCGAGCTGCCGGAGGGAGACTTCGGCCGCTGTCAGACGCTTGTCGAGGCGATCGATGGAATTCGCCTGTGAATCCTGATTGGCGTTCACCCTCTCCCAGGTCGCGCCCCACGCTATGAGGCCGCCGGCAAAGCCGAACAGGATCACCAGGGTGTTGAGGTTATATTCAAACCTCCATTTCGGAGTTGCGACCATCTTTTCGGTTTCCTGTGTTTCAGCCAATGCCCTGCCCCTCGTATGCAAATGCTGGATGGTTTACTGCTGCGCCGCGTCGTGTCGGGCGCACTCGCTCTGGGTCCAGGCGCGGGCGCCGCATAGGCCCGCGACTGTTTCGTCGATCTTGTCCTGATCGGTCGGCGTAGCGCCTCGAGCGCCAATCAGGGACGTGCCGACAACCGCCCGAGCCGCGTGGTTGAGGCGGTCTTTCGACGCACTGACCTGTTGCGTTGACGTACATCCGGCGGCGCTCAAGGCACAGGCGGCGGTTAAAGCGAGCGCGATCAGCTTCATCTCGCAGTTCTCCGATTGCTTTGTTGGTTGCGGAATCCAGTTCGGCGCGCTCCAGCTTCCGGCCCTCTTCCCGCGCTCCGGGGATGATCCAGAGCGCGTTGACCGTCTGCATGCCGATAAAGACGAGGATGCCGCCGGCAACAGCGCCAGCGGCCAGAGAGAGGCGACTGAACATCAGGCCATCCCCTCGACCTGTTTCGCGACGGCCTTCCGATCGGCATTCTTGCGCCAGTAGAGGAAGCCGGCGATGCCCCCGAATGCGACGAGGATCAGGAGGAGGTTTTGCCACGGTATGCCGCCGATCGCGGTAAGCAACGAAGCGCCGCCGCCGATGACAGACGGCGTAATCACCTCTTTCGACTTCCACCACGGCGCATCAAGGCTCGGCGGCGTGACGGGAACCGGCACCGGCTTCTCCTCGGTCACCGGCGCGGCTTTGACCTCCGGCCGTGCCGCTTCGCCCGGGGTGAGCGCCACGAGCGCCTTGTGCATCGCAGCCCGCGTTTTCGGGCCGACGTCGCCGTCCACCTGCAGGCGCTGGTCAGCCTGGAACTGAAGGACGTTGTCGGCACGGTAACCGAGGAGAACGAGCGAGATCCGCGCAAGTCGGTCGAACCGGTCGGCCAAGCCGTTCTTACCGCCGTTGATCTTCTTCGTGATGGTCTCGGCGTCGCCCTCGTCGGCCCAGCGGTTCAGATCCCGCGTGTCCCAGTAGAACAGAGGCACCAGGCCTTCCCAAGGATCGGTGTTCACCGCATCAGGTTCCTTGACGAAGTCCGGGCAATTGAGCCCGGCCGCTCGGCACCAGTCGCGGAACTGGCGATAGTTGTCCTTGCCGGTGAGTTGCATGCCGGTACGCCCACGGTAACGATACCCGTCGCCATCCTTCTCCGGCGTGTTGCCGAGATCGGTTCGGGCGTCGTAGCGCTGCTGTGCCGGCGTCGGGCCCCAGAGCTCCCGGTCGTAGCGGAAGTCGCCACTTTCGTGCATGAGCTGGGCGAAGTACTGGGCGAGCCGGTGCGGCCGATCCATGCCGAAACGCTCCCCGTATCTATCCAGCGCCACGATCACGGACGCGAGGTTGCTCTCGTTCACCCTGCCCTTTGCGGCAGCGCGAACGTGCTGAGCGGTGATGGCGCTCATTGAAGTCTCCTGATTTTATTGGATGGGAGCCTGTGGCTTCAGCTCAAGGACGCAGGCGATACCCTCTTCCTCCCCGTAAGGACGAGCCCGTTAAGCCTGATAGCTGAATGGTTGGAGGACCTGATCTGTGGTTTGCTTCTGTTAGCAGCCGCCTCATTTACGGCGGCCGCAGGCTCGTTTCTAACCGCAGGAGGCGACGAGCCTCGCCCAAATACTCCTGGTGGCGTGCGGACAACTGACCCGTGATCCTCGGCCGGATCGCGGGTCTTTTGTGTTTTGGAAAGCAAAAGCCCCTTCTCTTCTCATCCCCGAACATGAGTTCGAGGGCGACGGGAAGAGTTTCCCGAGCCATAATGGTCTCCTGGTTGGTGCTTGTGATAAAGGCAGATGAGCTGGATCGCCCGGCGTGGACGCTGCGAAGAGGCCTGCCAATGGAAGATAATGAAATTGACGCGGGGCATCCGGACGAATCCGATTTGCTCGATGCCCAAATGAACTCAGGAATACCGCTGATCAGGGCAGGTAGAGCGCGCCTGAGGCTCGCCCTGCCCCGTTATCGCGACAAAATCCAGAGCACCCACAGGCTAGCCTTTCAAAGCCTTTGCAGGGTCTATGAGGTCACTGCATTGATGGTCGACGAGCTCCGCAAGGAGGTTCCATGCCGTGAGGAACTGTTGGCCGAATATGAAGATATCTGCCGCGGTATCGAAGCCGATGCGGTCGCGATGCTGGACGGAGAGAAGAGCGATCGGTGGTGTTAAGACGGCCACTCGAACGCCGGCGGCTCCGCGATGAACTCCTCGACGCTCGGCTGCGAACGTTCGCCGGCGAGCACCCTTCACCAGCTCGGCCGTGGAATAGATCCACACCGCCGACCGCCAGGCGAACAACGCTGAGCGGTGATGGCGCTCATCGGTTTCTTCTGATTGGAATGTTTGAGAGTTGACTTAGCCCGAATGGGCGAATGGAAACTGCCGGCGCATTGTGGTAACGCCGCGCAGCCGTCCTGCCGTCTCGCAGCGACGGGGCGGTTAGAGGCCTGGCGCCTGCCTCCTGCGACCGGGCCTCGCCCGAGGAGCATCTGACTCAGGCGATCGAGTAGCCGCCCTCATCTATGTACTGGAACCTATCCCTAGCGAGCCCGTTCAAACCGTTTAGCTCGACGAAAAAGCGAGCGGTCGCAATGGATGTGAAAAAGGCAGGAATGGCCCGGTTGTTTTTGGCAGCCCCAGATCTGCGTGCTAGCGCGTGGATGATGAACAGCCCCGCATTTCTGAAGCTCTGCATCGCTTACGAGCGTGCGTGTCTGCGGCGCGACGTCCTTCGCTGCGCAACCGAGAAAGACGAAGACGCCCTGATTGGATGCGAAGCGGAGTGCAGAAGCCTGGAAGCTGCCGCAATCGCTTACATTCGGACACAGCGGCAATTCTGCGGCCTTCGTTGAAAGTGACGTCTTCAGCGAAGCAACGCCACCATAATCGCCGCGACGAAAGCGACGGCGGCGAGAGCTGCAGCCCATTCTGTTATTTTGACGCGCTCGGCAGGACGCATCGCACTCCTCCTTCGGTGCGCCCCCTGAAAACGAAACGTTCCGCAACAAAGATGGTGGCCTTCATCCCCGAACATGAGTTCGAGGGCGACGGGACGAGTTTCCCGAGCCATAATGGTCTCCTGGTTGGTGCTTGTGATAAAGGCAGATGAGCTGGATCGACCGGCGTGGACGCTGCGAAGAGGCCTGCCAATGGAAAAACTTCTCTCTCAACAAATGAAGAGGCCCAGCGCTTGGATTTTGAAGTGCTCTATCTATTGCAGGTAGAGGATGCGGAATGAAAAAAACGGAACGCTACCTCGCGAGACTTGCGCCACATGCGAGCACCCTAACGAAGGGTGGTGCCGCCCATCAGATCGGGGCGATCTGTTACCGAACCAACGAAATGGGCGCCGTTGAGGTTTTGTTGATCACAACTCGCGCTTCGGGGCGGTGGACGATTCCGAAAGGCTGGCCCATTAAGAACCTGAAACCACACCAGGCGGCTGAAAGAGAAGCGTGGGAAGAGGCTGGCGTAGCTGGAAAAGCGAAGAAGCGAGCACTTGGGTATTTCACCTATTTAAAAACTCTCGACGACGGACACAAAACAGCATCGATCGTCGAGGTATTCAGGCTGAAGGTGGACGAACTGCACCACAAGTTCCCGGAGCGAGGAGAGAGGCAGGTGGCGTGGCTGTCCCCAGTGGAGGCCGCGAGACGTGTGCAGGAGCCGGAACTGAAAGGGTTACTAATGCGCATGCGCAAACAACCCGGCAGCTAAATTCCGGCCTGGTTTGATGGACAGATCTCAACAGCGATTGCAAGAAATGCACTCGACCAGCATCGGAAACCGTGCCCATATGGTTGAGCCGGAGCCGTCGTTCGGATCACGAAGAGGCAAGCACAATGTCTTACGATTGGGACGGCAAGCGATCTTATCGGAAGAGCGTGATCAGGTTCCTCGCCGCGCTGGCGCTGCCGGCCATATTGCTCAGTTCAGCGATTGCTGTCGCCGAATGGGCGAGAGACCCGCCCCCTACAACTGCGGCCACTGAAACGCCGGCAGCTCGGCCATGAACTCTTCGAGGCTCGGCTGCGGCCGCTCGCCGGCGAGGACCTTCACCAGCTCGGCCGTGGAATAGGTCCACACCGCCGATCGCCAGGCAAAGAGTGCCTCGCCCTCGGCCGCGAACTGCGGATTCGGATCGCCGCGGTAGGTGATTGCGGTCTGAATGCCGTCATATTGCCGCTCACGCGCCTTGGCATCGAGATGCGCCTGGATGGCGGCGGAGTATTGCGCCTGGAGCGCGGCGCGCATTTCCGCCGCCTTCTGCTCGGCCGTGACAACTTTCGATAGGTCAACCGTCCACATTGGCAGGCTCCTCTTCAGCAGGATCAGGGATCGACGGTGCCAGATCGGCCGGCAATGCAATCACCCCGTCGGGCGGGTCGATGAGCGGCGCCGGGAAGGCGACTGCCTGCGACGGGTTCGGGCCGTGCGGCAGGATGAGCGTCAGGTGAAGCTCGCCGGCGATCCGTTCGACGGGGCCGACAAGCCATTCACAAGGAACCTCGCCGGCCGGTATCGTCGCACCGTCCGGCAGCGCTGAGAAGTCGAATGCCACACCGTCTATAGTGAGGGCGTCACCAGCCTTTGTGACCTCCAGGACGTCATCGCGGCGCTGGGGAGAGAGATCAATTATCATCAGAACCACCTTCCGAAAGCTGACCATTCATAGGGAACATCGTTTGCGGTTGAGCCTGATACGCCCATCCTGACGGCGGCATTGGCGCCGTTCTTGGAGTAGGCACCAAGGACTGTGAAGCCGCGGAAGGTCGGGAGGACAGACACCGAGTAGTTTGTATTCGAGAACGTCGCCGGGAAGCTGATTAGCGCGTTGCCGGTGACCGAGGCTCCAGAGGTAGATCCGAAGTGATTGTTGAGGGCAGTCGAGACGTTGATGGTTCCAGTTCCCCAACAGATCTGTGTACCGTCAGCAAAACGCACGTACTCGCCGTTGGCGTTGTTGCCCCGCTCAATGATTGCGCCAGCCGGAAAACCTGCCGAGTTTGAGGCAGTGCCTACAACCGGAAGCTCCACGATCGTCCAGTCCGTCCAGCTTGTGCCGCCGTTGACGGTGTTCCTCCTGAAGACCTGGTTGTTGTCCCGGTAGAAATACTGAAAGACGGCGTTGGAGCTTCGCTGGAGCACGACCAGCGTTCCGGTCGTGGCTGTCGAGGCGGCGCCGGCGTAGGTGTTGGCCCAGTTTCCCGCAAGCGTATAAACCCCAGCAATGGTTATAGTGTTGAGATCGCCATCGACCAAGCCGACATCGCTGTTAGCAGGTGACCGAACGGAGCCGCCCCACACCGGCCCGAGCTTCAGAAGGGCGTCGAGCACGTTCGTCGACGAAAGCAGGTCGCGCCCCTTCGCCTTGATGTCCGCAAGCGCGCCAGAGTTGGGGCCAGTGAAATAGGCAAGCTTGTCAGCAGCCGGCGTAAGGCCGGCCAAAACCGACAGCACCGCATTGTCGAGCCGCTGGATGTAGGTCGAGAGCGCTTGGGCATTGACCGTCTGCTGCTGCAGATAGGCCGTGTCGCGGATAATCCAGTAGCCCTGCACAGCCGCCGTGGTGCCGCGCCACGGCTTCGCCAGCGTGAGCTGCGTGTTGCTGTCGACGGAGAGGATCGGGACCGGATTGCCGTTGCTGCTGTCGAGGCCGAAGAGCCCACCGGCGATCAACGCCGTCGCCCAGGCCGTTCCGGTGCCGGTGACAACGGCGCTGCCGGCGGTCACGGAAACCGTGCCCGCTACATAGGGTAAGGTCATGTCAGATGTTCCTAAGCTGGGATGCCGAGAATGTAGTAGCGGATGCCGAGCACGTTATCGGCGCCGTCCGTGCGCCACGTGCCGGGGTCGTCTGCATCGTTGTAGTAATCGCCGGGCTGGCCGCGATTGGTGACAAACGTTGCGCTTGTCTGTGTGAGCCGGCAATGCGAGCTATCACCGCACTCAAAATTGCTGTTGCTCGAATAGACGCGTTGGCGCACCGATGGGAGCTTGATAGCTTCTTGCCAGCTCCCAAAATTCTGCTCTGAGCCGCCACCGTGCTTGGTCATGTATTTGACCATCGGAAACATTCCGGCCGCGTCGAAATTGATCACCGTTTCGAGCGGGCTTCCTACCGCTACATTGAAATAACCTTCCGCGATGATCTGAACGCACGGCCACCGGGTATCTATTACGATATCGGCCCATGACGGCGGGTTGGCTGATCCTGGACGCAAGAACTGCACGACGTCCTGACCGCCCTCAGTGAACTCCCGAAGCACGCGGTTGCTGCCGCTTGTCGGACTATCCCCCGCATCGAGGTAGAGCATAAATCGGGCTCGCATTGCTCCGGACGCGTTGAAATAGATACGTGAACCGCTGAACCAATAGTCCGCCCCTACACCGTCGCCCAAGTTCGGCGTCCACGGATAGTAGATTGTTGACCCCGTGTAGAAGTGAACGTCGAGAGCGATGGTGTTGGGCAAGGTGATGCCCGTTTCATAGAACGACTCTCCCGCAGGGATCGCGATGTCTGCAGCCGCGATAACCTTGACTGGAACGCGTCGGCTGTCGAAGGCGACTTGCCACTCGGTCGCCGTTTCTGCGTTGTAGCCCGGCTTAGCGATCACCATTTTGTCCGAACGGATGATGATGTTCTTTGCGCCGTTCGGCGCCAATGCGGGAGCCTCGAGTGAGGGATCCTCATTGCCGGGAAGGTTCCATACAATCAAACGCTTGTCTCTCGACTGAAAACGGTTGTAAGCGTCGTCGAGCGTGGACGTTGTGATGTGAGCAAACGTCCCGTAGGGAAACGATCCATACTGACTGACAACGCCGCTGAAGTTCTTCACCCAAGGCTCTTGAGCCCAGTTCCCCATGAAGAAATAGCCACCCTGGTCATTGTAGTATTTGCCGGAATAGCGGCGCTGTATGCGCTGTTGATTGAACCGTCCCGTGTTCGTCCGCGTGGCTTTCACGTCGAATAGCGGCATATTGTATTTCATCTTCGGGAACGCGGAGTTCCTGAAGAACCACCACGCCTCCCCTTCGCCTTGACCAAGCGCTTTTTGATAGTTGCTTGAATTCGACCCCGCGGGGAAATACTGGTATGTACTCCCACTGAAGCCCGAATTGATAACTTCGATGTGCGCGATCGAAGCGTTCAGAGCGTATTTTGAGTTGTAGAGGAACTTCGACCGCTGGCTATCCGGCGTGGTGCGCGGGTCGTCAGCATCATTTTTCATGATTTTGACGCACCCTGCACCCGTACTGTCGCGGCCTATCATTGTCCGGGTCATCAGCTAAAGATCTCGATTGTGCCGTTGTTGAGATCGATCTTCATTTTGCCGTTCAGCGACTGAAGGAGACCGGCATTAACCGTGCCGATGTTGGCAATTGCCAGCTTCAGCTCGCCGTTTTCGAAGACGAGCGGATAGTGGCGGTTGTTGCCTGACGTCACGAGGAACTGATCCGCCTGCACCGCCATGCGCGATTTCTGAACGCCTCCTTCGGTGTAAAGCTCGACATAGAAGCCCGACACCTTGAAGCTCTGGCTGGTACCCGCTCGCAACAGCACCGAGAAACGGGCATCGACGCCGGCCGGCGCCGCGACCGCTTCGAACTTCACCAGGCCCTGCGCGAACCTCCCGTTGAAATCAGCGCTCACCCCATTGATGCTGGTCGCGTTCGCGCTATCGCCATTGGCGCGGGCGGTCTCCTCCTGGATCAGCCGCGCCAGGTTGCCGTCGACCTCCGCATCGAGGCTTGTGATGCTGCTGGAGAGTGCACTATCGGCGTCTGCCCGGGCGGTCGCTTCCGCCTGAATTGCCGCCGCATTGCTGCCGGTTTCTGCCGTGAGCTGCGTGATCTGGCTGCTCAACGCCGAATCTGCCGTCGCCCGCACGGTCTCCTCCGTAATCAACCGCGCGTTCGTGCCGCCGAGGCTCGCCTGCAGATATTTCAGCAGCTGCGCCGTCGCCTCGTTCTCGGAGACGCGCACCCGGCGCTCCTCGGTGATCTGGGCCAGCGCGTCGCCGATGGAGGCAACGATCTGCTGGCGTTCGATCTGTCCGACGGCGCCTTCGAGGGAGAACGCGTCCAGCAGCTCGACGAGGCGCGGACGGAAGAACTCGTCCATCTCCTGCTGCAGCTCCTTGAAGCGGTTAAGCGCATCGTCCTGCAGCTGCTGCAGGCCGGTGAGCAGCGTCTGCAAGCCGGTCGCCTGCGCCGTCGTCATCCAGGGCGTGAACGTGCGCAACCGGTCAGGAACCGTCGTGATCGTCGCCCGGGCATTGTAGACCTTGCCGGAGACCACGTTCTTCGTGGTGCGGAACAGACCGTCCTCGGGCGAGGTGCACTGATCCTCGAAAAGCTCCGTGGTGCCTTCGATCTGATAGGAGAAGCGCACGGCCGTAATCGTCGGATCGTCCGGCGGGGTCCAGGTGAAGACAAGCGCCGGCGTGTCATAGCCCTGCGCGCCGTTGATCATGCCGACGGCAACATTGAAGTTCTGCACCGTCGACAGCAGCGACGGGTTGATCGGCGGCGTCGGCGGGATGACGATCGGCCCGGGCTGGATACCGGCGTCGTCGTAGATCGCCGCACTGGTCTCCGAAAGCACCAGCGTGATGCGCAGCCGCTCGTCGGCCCGCCATTCGCTGATCAGCCAGGTCTTGCCGCGCCAGGTTATCCACTCGCCTTCCTGCACCGCCAGGCCGAAGCGACGGCTGACGGGCACCGTTGCCTTGCCGCCCATGCGGTTCTGCCGGTAGCGGATATTGAGCAGATACTGCGCAATATCCGGATCGGTCACCTGCAGGAAATCGATGCTGGTTTGCCGGTTACGGCCATCGGCGGCGATGTCCGCATTCACATAGACCGGCTTCAGGCTCTCCGGGTTCCACATCGACTGGATCGAGGTGAACTGGCCGGCAAGGTGATTGAAGCGTTCGAATGCCGATGGCCGGAACTGCACATCCTTGGCGCGGTCGATTGGAATATCAGCCGCGGTCAGGTCCTTGACCGGGATCTGCGGTGCACCGGGGATGACGCCGGAGAGGCCGCGGCGGTTCAATCCATATCCGGCCATCGCATCATCGAACTGCTTCAGCACCTCGGTGTGATCATCGTCGCCGCTGACGAAGAGCGAGCACTCATAAGTCTTCTTGCCGTTGCTGCGCAGCGTGTCGCAGACGTTCATCGCCACGAAATAGGTGGCGAGATCGATCTGGCCGAGGCTCTTGCCCTCACCGATCAGCGTGCGGCCGGAGACGAGCGCGCGCAGCCCCAGCTGATAATTGAGGCGGTGCACGGCTGGGTTCTTCGTGTGCACATGGGTCGAGGGATCGTTGAGGCGCTGCGGCCCGGAGCCGCCGGCAACCGTCGAGTCCTTGCGCGGATCGTATTCGCGAAGCCCGCGCAGCACGAATTCAAGCTCCGGCCGTCCCTTCGAGCCGAAGAGCTTGTCGCTATAGATGCGCTCGACGACGACGTAGCAGATGCCGGCATTGACGCTCGTGCTCTTCCACCTGTTGCCAAGCGCCGCCGAGACGTCGACCAGCTTCTGATCGACCAGCTGACCCGGCCTGCCATCATAAAAGCGGATCGTCAGGACCGGGTCGCCAGAGCCGTTGACGAAGCCCTCAATATGATAGTTCGCGACCTCGTTGCCGATGACCGGCCGGGATACCAGCGCTTTCTTCTCTCCATAAATGTAGACGTAGGGCTCCAGCCCGTCGCACCAGCCATTCGCAAGCACGAAGACCTCGGCATTCCATTTGTTGCCGCTGCCCCACTTGGCATAGAAAGTCCGCTGCCCCTTGGTCTTGCCGACGCCGTAGAGCGTACTGACAGACACGTCGCCGCCGAACTGGATTTCGCCCTGGACGGCCGTGTATTTCCGCTTCTGCTGCTTCTGCTGGGTAAGCTTGCCGATCGCGAGCTTGGCACCGAAGGCGAGCGCACCACCAATGAGGCTCGCAGCAAGCGCAGAGCCGCCGAACAGCGCACCGGCGATCGCGGTCGCGATTGAAGTGAAGATTGCCATACTGGATTATCCGAGGTGGAAGGCTGCAATGACGTCGGCGAGGCCGTGATCGCTCCGGCCGCGTTCGGTCTTGGTCACGAAACGGGCGCCGAGGCAGACGCCAACATGCTCGGCGCCGTCGGAAAGGCGCAGGATGACGAGATCGCCGAGGCGCGCTTCCGCCCCGCCCTTCGGTTCCTGGCCGAGCTCGGCCGCGAAGAAACTCACCAGCGACATGTGCCCGCGCCGGCGTAATGCCCGCTGCGCGCCGGCAAGCGTCCGATAGGCGCCGCGGTATTTGTCGGCGGTGCCCGAGCCCGCCAGCGCGTCGATGAAGGCGCAGCCGAGCATGAAGCAATCGGCCGACCCAAAGGCATAGGGTTTCGCAAGCTCACGCGTGAGCGTGGCTTCGACGATGCGAAAGCGATTCATGATTTTGGCTCGCTGCTTGGAATAGCTTAAAACTTAGCGCTTAGGCTTATTTCGTTGAGAACACCCGACACCGCTCGCCCCGTGCGGTTTTTGATATGGATGGGAAGGATGCCTGTGTCCTATTTAATTGTCCGGCGGCATCCATACGAAGAGCCGTATCACACAGAGTTGGAATTCGAGGCCTCGAACGGCCACTTTACCGGCAGCGCCCGATTTTACTGCAGCGTGGAAGACATTGGTTCAATCGGACGTGCCTTAGTACCGTTTCCCAACAATGCCAACGACACCTATGAATATGCTTATGGATCGGACGATCCTGAAGACAAGTTCGGCCAGTATTTCTGCCTTAAGTTCTACACCGTCGGCAGCCTCGGCCACTGCGCGATTCAGTTCAAAGCAAACCTCAATTCAGCGGAGCCGGACGAAGGGCTGTGCACTTTCTCCATCAAGGCGGAACCCGCTGCCATCCGCAGATTGGGCTTGCTATTCTTAACTTTTGGGCGGCTGGAGCATCTCGAACTGCACTGGTCTCCAACCGGTAGTGGCGAGTTATATGAAGATCACCAGTAACCCCTCGAAATAGATCCCTGACCCGCTGAATAGCTCTAGCGCGACACCTGTCCCCATTCCTCGGGGATGGTCGCATTTGTCGCCACGTGCTCCAGGCCCGTGTCGGTCGGATTGTTGTCGAACTGCTGCTCAGCCTGCGAGCGCTTAACACCGGTAGAGCCCCGCGCCGATCGCCCGGGCGGCTGTAGGTCGATCATCATCGTCAAAGTCCGCTCGGAGCCTGAGACTCCGCCCTCGTTGTAGCGGACCTGGTCGATCTCGTAGATCGATGAGGCGAGGATACCGAGGACCGCGTCCGTTTCGGGATCTCCAGCTAGATGGGAAATGATCACCGGAGCATTTTGATAGTTATATTGCTCAATCTGAGCGACTGCATCCTCGGGGTTGCTGACTGGTATGTTGGAGAAGACGATAGTCCGCGTCGTCACGGCGACGCCCACGGCGCTGACCAGTTCGCCCGGCTCGAGAAACCGGTTCGGAAGATAGGTCAGACCGTTATAGGTGTAGGGCCTCCCACCACGATGGTAGCCGACGGTTTTGCCGGGTAGATCGAAACGGATGAGGTCGAGCCGGGCAAGGCGGCCGGTTTCGAGCGCAGTCTCGACTGCAGGATTTAGCACACTCATGAGAAGAACATCTCCGTAGCGGAAAAAGAGGCTTCGCGACCGGCCCACGATTTCGGTGCCGCCACACTGCCCGGATCAATACTCATGACACACGACGGCTTCTCGAGATGGACTGTCGCCGACGTAGTGAAATGCTGAGTATCCAAGCCGAACATGATCGAGAGAGTGACCACGCCGCTGGCGTTCGCCGTGGCGTTCTCGACGATCCGGTGAAGTGACCGGACGAGCGCCGACATCCTGAACTCGACATAATCTCCCGCTGTTAGCTTGAAGCCAGCAGGCAGACCAGCAACAACGACCGTTCGGCTATTGGCGATGGCCTGAAGAACCGCGCCGCCGTTGAATACCCCTCCCCCTGCTTTCGTGTCGGCGAGCGGCTTTCCGTTGTTGTGGGCGATCGGGCGCGGCCGAAACAGGTCGTATCCGAGGAAAGGTGCACCGCGCGAACTCGACTTCATGACAAAAGCATCGAACAACCCGTAGAAGGCCGGCGTCATCCAGTTCGTCGTGTATTGCGCTTTCCAAAATGGAGTGCCCGCGGCCTGCTCTTCGGAACGCCGGCCCTCCATCATGGAAACGTCTGTCGGGTTGATGGGATCAAACTGGCAGTCTCGCCAGGGCAGCATCGGCAACGGAATCGGATCAGCCATGTTGGTTGCAATCCAGGGTAATGGCCGCAATATGCAGCGGTAGGGAATTAGGGAGCAGAATCAGTGCCCACAATCGATTTCAGCGGGACAACCCAGCAGGTGCTTCAGCTCTTGGCCGATGAACACAGCAAGCTGGTCAAGCAAGTATCGGACCTGGAATTCAGGGCGAATGCCCATCGCTTTATGTTTATGTTTGTTGCAAGCGCTTTATCGAACATCGATGAATCTCAGTACGAGGCACTGATGGCCATGACAGAGAACGCCCGTAAATCGAACATCAACTCAGCGGAGAAATTCGCGAGTGATCCGAAATTGACACCCGAGCAGCGGTCCGGTGCACGACGTGCCTTCGAGGTAATGGCGGAGGAAATGGAGGAATTCCTCACATCAATGAGGAAGGCTAAGAGCGGCGAAAGCATCTTCACCGTGATCCAAGGCGGGAAATCCATCGAAGATTAGCGGTCTTCGCCGTTCTGGTAGATGTTTGCCTTCGCCGCGTCATACTGTTTTATGGTCTCGACGGAGACGCCTCGGCTCTCCGACCGAATGACGGGCCTGAACATCGGCCCCTCCTCAGCAATCACCCGAAGGATGATCTCGCGCGGTCCATTCTGGCCTGGCTGACCCGCCGACGGCGCTAAGTTCCCATTTACCGGGCGCTGCAGTCGGTGGTTCGGAATGACCTCCTCGCCACCCTTGAAACGAACGAGCTCCGGCCCCTTTTCACCAACCCATGCGACGCCAGGACGAGCGGAGCTCGTTCCGTTTGCATACCCCCGCAGCCCAGCCCATGGGTCCACCTTTGAGCCCCCGGTGAAGAGCCATCCGAGTAGCCCTCCTCCGCCAACGCCGCCTCCCGCTCCGCTGACTTGGAAGACGGCATCGAGCACGTCGTTCAGCAGCTTGTCGGCGATGCGGTCGAGCACCCCCAAAGCCGCGTCGCCGAAGGACTCCCACACCGATTTGCCTCTCTCGATTCCAGCGAAGAAGTCATCGAAGAAGCCTCCGGTCACTTCTTTGGCAAAATCGAGCGCAATACCCATCTGGCGGGTCTCTTCCTCGATCGAGGCCATGACCTGCGCAAGTAACGATAGCTCGCTCTTCTGGGCATCCGTGAGCGAAATGCCGCGCTGCTGCGCTTCGTTCAGAAGCTGCGTCTCGTAGCGGAGCGCGGCGGCCGCCTGCTCCGTGAGCCCGATAGCATCACGCTCCGCCTCAAGCGCAGCAATCTGGCGCTCGGCGCCCGCAACGATGTCGGCGTACTTCTCCTGCTCGCTCTTGCCGCCGGTGCGCTTCTTGGATTTCTCGTCGACATCGGCGAGGCCTTTGGCAAGATCCTTGATCTTTCCCGCTGCCGTCGAGGCGTACTCACCAATGACACGGAGACCCTCGCCGACGAAATCGGTGCCTTGTGCCTCCTTCATCGCTTGTGCGATGCCGCTGGCGGCTTCCAACGCTTTGTCCTTGTAGGGGTTGGTGATCTTCCCGAAATCTACTGGATCGATGCCGCCGAACGTGCCGATGTCGAGGCCGACTTTGCCAGCGAGTCCGCTGAGCGCATCGTAGGTACCGCCGATGAAGTCAGAAATCATTGAGATGACCTTATTCACCATCAGTTCGGTGCCCTTCAACACCAGTTGGGCCGTGCTGTAGATCACATCTCCCAAAGCTGCAGGAAGCAATGACCAGGCAGATTTGATGCCGTTGAAGCCTCCGACAAAGGCAGCAATTATGAAATTCACCGCGTTCTTCGCATCGGCGACAATGTCACGTCCGAAGATCTTGGCGAGTTCGTCGCGGAAGATGTTGGCCGCCCCTACCGCCGCCGTGATACCGGCGACGAATGCGACGGCAGGGTTCGCCAGAATGAAAGCTCCCGCGAGAATGCCAAGCTGAACGACCAATCGACCGAGCAACGCGATCAGCGAGATGATCCCGCCGATGATCGCGGGCGCATAGATCAGAGCCAGTGCCGTTGCAGCTGCAACTGCATACGGAGCCGTGGTTTCGAGAACATCCGCCAAGCCTAGCAGCGCCGATTGAGCCAGCTTTGTCCAATCAACCATCTGCAGGCCAGCGGCCGCCAGCGCGATGAGGCCGATCGTCAGCAGGCTAACTGGAGAGAGCACCGACAAAAGCGCTGCACCCAATCCCTGGACTGGTTTCTCCATAGTTGAAAGGACGGCGGCCAGTTGAGTACCCTGCTGAAGGGCAATTTGCAGAGGGCCCATCCCCATCTGCGCGCTGACAGCAATGTCCTGGAACTGAGCGGCAATATTCCCAAGATTGCCGCGCGACGATGCGCGGTTCTGATTAGCTGCCCGGTTCATCATCTCGATCTGCTTCGAGGCTGACGCCGCAGCAGCGCCTTCTGTCGCATACGCCTTTGCGGCCGCAGCCGCGGCTCCGGTAGCACCTCGATGGGCGCCCGATAGCCCATTGGCGGCAGCCTCCGCCCTGGCCGCCGCGCCCGTCAATTGGTTCAGGGCTTGAGTGCCCTTCTCCACCGATCCGCTTTCGACCTGGAGGCCAAGTGTCGCGACATCTGCCATGGCTTTTCCTTTTTCAAAGAACGTGCGCTATCGTCCTGACGATTCAATCGGAGGATGAAATGCGCTATATTTTTCTGAGTGCGGCGGCCCTGTTCACCGCAGGCAATGCGGAGGCTGCCTGCAACGAAAGCCTGCTTACGGTCAAAGAATGGTCGGTCAACGTCAAGGCCGACGAAGCGGAAGTGGCTGTGACGCTGGCAAGTTCCTTGACGAAGCCTGCCCGAATGATCGACGCAAGCGTCGTTTTCAGTGACGCTCTGGGCCAGCGAATTGGACAGATCCCTGCAGATTTTGACGAGAAGCTGGCAATTGGCGCCACCTATACTACCGGCGGGTCCTATGCCGGCACCAAGCTTGATCGAGCGGCCAAATTAGACCGACACGACGTAAATGTTACCGCGTGCCTTCGTGGCGTCGTCTACGAAGACGGCACCAAGGAAGAGTTCAAGTGAGCGGGCGTATTGTTCAGATAGGAGGTGTCATGGTGACGTGCTCGGAGCGCCTTTGGCACGGCGAAGGACAAACGGCTCACACTTAGGCGTCCGTTGGCGCTCCCTTTCGGCGCTTGATTTCCTCGTTCATCCGTTCCTTTTGAATCGCCATTAGGCTGTACGGAAGCGGTAAGGACAAAAGAAGACCCCACGTGGAGAACCCGAGGACAATCGCATATACCCACGAATATCCCGGAACTTTCGCATCTTTCAGCAAAATAGCGACCAAAACGCCGAGCAATGTTACTATATATACAGCAATCAAATTGGAGTAATTTCCAATTTTCTTCTGTATGTCTTTCGCGTGCTCATGTCCTAGCCTCCAGTTGCCGGTGAGCAACATAGATGGGTCCCCTATTATTGACATGACAGCTACGAGTACACCAGCCAGAATAGAAAAAACGCTAATAATCCCTTCCAAAGCAGTGGTTGACCGTTGGAGAGCATCTGGGAATATTGCCGCAACGACAACAGAAGCTACCGCACTCACTATGATGTACGCGCCTCGCAAACCGATCATTGATCGAAAACTCCAGCTACTTTCCAGTTCTTCAGGGCACCTCTGAGAGCCGAGAATGCACTGTGGGGATCGGAAGCAACGTCATCCCCATCGATTGAAACTTCCGTCTTTATAATTAGTTTGTCATGTGTGATAACAGCGTCATCCTTCGTTACTATCTTGAAGTCCGTCGAGTTTTTTTCCACGCCTTCAGCCAACTGACCGAGGATGATGGGAATAAGGTGATTGGCACTTCGCCCATCGTATCCCAAATGAATGCTCGCTTCGATTTCGCTGGCAGCCTCGCGTTCCTCAGCAGTTCTGTCCTTGCCCAGCGCATTTTTGAAGGCGTCGCCGACGACTCTAAGAGGGGCGAGCCATGCAGCTTCTGAACCAGCTGAGCTCAATTGCTCGACGGATGCCGCGAACGATGTAACTCCCAGGTCGATGGATTTTACGCCATTCTTCAGGAGCTTCTTAATTTGGTCATGATTGGGTTTGGGAGCCAAAGCAAACTGCGTGACATCATCATTGAACTGGCGTTCCTTGAAGAAACGGTGAAATAGGGCGGTGATCTGGCCGTCATTAGTATGGCCGTCCGCTACGTAGCCAACATTGTTGCCTTCGATCACTAGCATGATCCCGGTTTTCAGGAATTCCTCCCCGGCTGGCGCATTCCGCTTTCGAATGGTTGCTCCACCATTCTCTACCGTCGCGGCACGACGACCTTCCGAGAAGAGCGTGAAATAAAGTCCGACCCCCTGCCCGTTGGTGCAGCGGTTGGAGATCTGGACATCTATGTCGCTGCGATATTCGAATTTTGTGGTGGCTACATCAGGGCACATTGCTAGTCCCTCCTTCACCACATCCTCTAGCACTTTCGTCTTTTCACTGAGCCAAACAACCCGGCGGTAATGCGCAATCTTCTGCAAGATAATCCCCCCATGCCACTAGTGGCATTAAATGGGGATTCGCGCAAGAGGCGAGTCATTTTTTCTTCCCGCAAGCCCGTCTACTGCGTCTCCCTCAGGCGGATCGCCTCGCTTTCCCTCTCAATCTCAGCACAGAAGCGCGCATCGATATGTTTGAGGATCGCGAGCTCTTCCCTTCTGACAATATTCCCGGTCATGCTGCACCACGCGACGAGCTCAAGATTAGAGCAAGGCACCGGTCCAGAGAAACCCGGCGCCTGCGACTGTCGGAGCTCCCAGAACCATTCCCAAAGGAAGGCGCCGTTGTCTGGCACCTCCGCTTCTGGGCTTTCGATCTCAAAGCTCTCGTTGCGCTCGCGCCGGGTCTCGCCATCCTTGTCCTTGACGCTGTCGTAGCGCGCGACAATCGCTACGGCTTCGCAGAGCCTTTCGCCAAGCTCTTCGTAAAATTTGCGCGGTCCTCCGAGGCCGTGGCGACCTGGTCATAGATCCAGCCGGCTTCTTCGAGAACCTCGCGCGCCTTTTCGAAGGTGCATTCGGGCTTTTCGCCTTTCCAGTTGTGATCGCCCCAGTCCCAGGACGCGACGGAGGCTGCCGCCTTGTCGAGATATTCGGCCTCGACCTTGCTGGCGGTCAGCTTCTTTTTCCGACTGGCCAGGAACTTGTCGCTGTGCTGTCGAACGACGCGCTTTACTGCATCGCTCTCCGCGGATCGGATCATGAAACGAATACCTACGAGCTCATCGGTATCCGGGCCGGTGAGGTTGAGCTCGAAGAGGTCTTCGGAATTGACGAGTTTGGAGATGTCCATGATTCACCTTCAGATTACGGGATAACGGTTGGATTGACGCGGATCGGCAGCTGGTTGAGGCCAATCGTGAAGCGCTCGAGCTCGAAGTCGTCGGAGCCGCCGCCAGGATAAAGCGGGCCGGACACAACGCCGCGGCTGTAGAAGATCGTGTTCGTGAACCCCTCGCCGCCATCGTTGCGCTCGACCTTGATTGCCATGTTGTCGAGGTTCAGAGGATTGCCGAACGTTCGCAGGATGACTTGGCCGGCATCGTCATGCACCGAGGCGACCTCGATCTGCGGATCCCCGGCGTTCGCCGTGCCCTTCTGTTTCTGGGTCACCGGCTCATCGAGGGTGTTGTAACTGTTCATCGTCGACTCGGCGCCGAAATCGCCGATGTTTCCGACTTTGCCAACCTGCACCCAGGTGAGCGCCGCATATGCTGACTCTATAAGATCGGTGTTCTGGGCAGTGGCGCAAACATAGACCTTGCTGCCCTTCTTCGTTGCCTTATTTGCCATGTCAGTTCTCCGGTTCGAAGGCGATGTACGGAATGGTGACGGGGATCTGCACCCGGTCACCGTCTTGGAGCGGGCCAGCCGCCCATGGCTCGCTGCTGATCGTGATCTTCACGCCAGAGGCGAATAGGGTTTGGTTCTTGAAGTGGTCGATGACCTGATCGGCGACATCGAGGGCGCCAATGATACCCTGCCCGACCGGCCAGACGATCGAGACCTGCAAGAGACCGCGCTTCTGCTGCGGGTCGTTGCCCATCGTGATCTGACGTGTCTGGTTGGGCAGGAAAGCCAATCGAAGGTATTTCGGCGGCAGCGGCTGCCCTGCCGCCGGAAACACGACGTTCGGCGCGGCGACCGGCAATGCCTGTGGCATTGCAAGGAGCCGATCGGTGAGCGTCTTGAAGATGATTGCGTCGGTGCCTGCCGCCATGTATCGGTTACCTATGTCTGAACGGCCGCCCCTCACCGACGATGAAGCCTATGAACGCATTCATGCGGCTCTGCTTGCCCTGGGTCGTGAGAAAGGTACAACGGTGCGCGCGGATACGAGCCTGAAGGCCGCTCGAAAGGCGCTGACCTTGCTGCAGCTTGGGCTAGTGGCAGCTATGGAAAAGGGAAGCGACGCAAACGCCGCGGTCAAAGCCCCAGACGCGCCTTCAACTCAGCGGCCTTTCGATCAACGATAATCGGCCAGTTCTGTGCGGCGAGTCGGACAAAGCCGTCTGCCGGTTGTCCGTTTGCCCCATATTCTCGGTAGCCCGCATAGGAGGCGGTATAGCCGAAATAGAGGGTGTCGCCGATGTCAGCCCCGGCGATGACCGCTTCGATCTGCCCGAAATCAGGCGTGTAAGTGCCTCCCGCGACCGGCTTGGCGGCGCTGATTGCTGGCATGGAAGTCGAGGATGCGAGCAGTGACGCGCGCAGAAAACCGGTGTCCACCCGCATCCGGCCGCCCTGACCAACCGGCCTTTGCATTTCCTCTACGACCTCCTGCGTCGCCTCCTTGAAGATCGCTTCGACGGCACCCTCGACCTTGTCGGCCCATTGCGCGACAGCGGCGCTAAAGGAGAGTGTTGCCATCAGACGACCTCAGCACGGTACCGGCGCACGACCGCCCCGATGTGATCCACCTTGTATTCGAGCCGGCATCGGCAGCCGGATATCTCAGATATCGGCGCGCGCGGGTCGCCCGGGAACCGGAGAAGCGCACCGGACGGGCTCTGAAACACCTCGTCCATGCCGACGCTCTTGCCATTCAGAACACGATGGGTGTGCCGCACCCGGTTGTCGCCGGCCGATCGCCATACCTTCGTGACGTCCTGCGCCTGGACCTTCCCGGCTTCGATCTGCTGCCGCATCGCTTCATCGCGGGCGGAACTGAGCGCCATCATGGTTTCGGTGCGCGCCAGCATCTCGCCTCGGAGCAGCAGGTTCTTGTCGCGCAGCCGGCCAATGATCTTGGTGAGGGCCTCGCCGGTCACCGGCTTGCCTGCTTTAATCGCGGCCATAATGGTGCGATCGAAGCGCCTGTCACGCGTCTTGAGCTCGAAATACCGCTTCATCTGCTCCGGGTCGCCGGAAGCAAGATGCAGGCGCGCCCGCTCGATGAACTCTATCTGGTACCGCGTCAGCCCGATCACGCCGCCTTCCCTGCGACCGGTAACTCGGCTCTGTCGGCCGACCACGTCGAGGGCCGTCGATCTCGGGTTGGCGCCTCTGGCAAGCCCCTGCTCCAGCGCCTGGCGGATGCCCTCCCGCTGGTCATCTGTGATGTGCGTGACCATCGTCGACGACAGTTCCCGCAGGATCGCCTCGGCAACAGGATTGCGGACGCCGAAGCGCCAGATGACGCGGTCGCCCTGCGGATCCATGACCTTTGGCAACTCGCCGACAGCATTGGTGCCGCCAGCGTTGAAGGCCTCCTGCAGAGCAATTTCGAGCGCGGAGAACGCCTCCGGTTCGATCTGCACGGCTTCGACGGCGCCGTTGATGTCGCCTCTCTCCAAGCGCTCGACGACGCGCGCCAGAACGACGCTGGACTTGATATCCTCGATCGCCTGCCGGAATGCGGCGGCGAGCGCCGGCTCGTATTTGGCGAGGAGTTCATCGAACGTCATAGGTTATCCAATCTTCTTGCCAGGGAACCGAAGTACCCTGCAGGCGTTGCCGCTCCTCATTGAAGGAGAACCGAAGCCATGGGCGAAGTCACAGCAATTCCGCGTCTCGACCTCAACCGTTATCTGGGGCGCTGGTATGAGATCGTCCGCCTGCCGCTCAAATATGAAGAAGATGCCGCGACGGACATCACGGCAGACTATTCCCTTGATAACGACGGAAAGATTCGCGTCGACAACCGCTGTTTCGATAACAACAACCAGCCCAAGCAAGCGCTTGGCCAAGCAGAGCCAGTCGATGCGACGAACGCGAAGCTGAAAGTCAACTTTCTTCCGGCTGCACTTCGCTGGATACCCTTCACTGACGGCGATTATTGGGTGCTCAAAATCGATCCTGAGTACCGGGTCGCACTGGTCGGCACGCCTGATCGCAAGTTTCTTTGGGTGATCGCGCGCGAGAGTGCCATTTCGGAAAGTACCCTGGAAGACTACCTAGTGCCCATCCATAAACAGCAAGTATTTGGAATTATTGCGTAAAACGCGCTTTTTGTGCGGGCAAGGCCCGGCGGTTTTAGGTACACTTTAGCATCAAGCCACTGATTCTAAAGACAAACCCGCAACCGCCGGAGCCGACAATGCGCCAAGAACGCACCGTCCAGGGCAGCATATTCGATCTTTTCGCCGAGCACGAGATCGGTCGTGAGTTGGAGGCGATGTCGCAGTGGCTGGACGCCCATCGCGATCTTTTGAATTTGGTGACGTCCGATCTGCGCCGACAGGGGGTCACGGAAACTGGCCGGCAGGGTTTGCCGTCGGAGGCGGTGCTGCGCTGTGCCCTCCTCAAACAGTACCGCCAGTTGAGCTACGAGGAGTTGGCGTTTCATCTGGAAGATTCCGCCTCGTTCCGGGCCTTTGCCCGGCTGCCATGGGGATGGAGCCCGAAAAAGTCGGTCTTGCACAAGACGATCAGCGCGATCCGGGCGGACACCTGGGAAGCGGTCAACAAAATGCTGCTGGCCAGCGCCCGGCAAGAAAGGTTGGAAAGCGGCAGGGTCGTGCGTGTGGACAGCACCGTCACGGCGGCGCTGATCCACGAACCAAGCGACAGCAGTCTTTTGTGGGACTGCGTGCGGGTGATGGTTCGTCTTCTGCAGCAGGCGGATTCGCTGGGCAGCACCATTCCCTGGCACGATCACTGCCGCGCGGCGAAGAAGCGGGCTCGGGTGATCGAGTATACCCGCGGTCGCCCGAAACGGGTTCAGCACTACCGCGCTCTGCTCAGGATCGCCCGGAACACCCTGGATTATCTGCAGCAGGCGGCGGCACAGTTGCCGCTGGCG